GTACGAACGGACCGACAAACTGGACTGAACCTGGTCTATACCAGAGAACGTCCACTTACCAATACTATCAGCAGTTGCCAGGTTACAGGGATTACCCTTTTCCGCAAAATAGCGGAGGAGCATCTCCCATCCTGACATTGGCTGCATAACGATAGGCGACCACGCAACGTTGACTAAGAACTCATGCTTTTGAAAGCGTTTGTTCCACCGACGTTTAACGGGTCTATGGTATTCGGGTATTTCCCGTAAATAAGGGCCATCTGGACTGTTAGTCCTAAAATGGTCCTTCGTGGGAATTGGGCCATAAATGGCATACAATTCCGCTACGATTGTATCGTAGGTATGGAAGTACTGTCTATCAAAGAAGGAATTCGCATAAGCGATCCAACTAGTGTAGACATCCGCGGAGGGGTGATATGACCAGACAGTTCGAATTCGAACTGGAGTGACGTTGACGCCTTGGAAGGCGTCGGTGCCACATGATTCTCTAAAGAATCCACTGGTGCAACTCTTATCACGGTTTACAAGTAAACCAAATGATTCGAGTCGTTCGATCGCGTTCCCGGCGTAAGCCGTTGGTACGATCACATCATCACCGTACACAAGGATACCATCACAGGTACCCTGGTCAGGAGCGCCAGCGGCGAGTATCGCCCAGACAGTGAGTGCAAGAATGGGGAAGCACAAACAGCTTCCCATAGGTGCAAACTTCTGGAGGTTTAAGATACTACCATCTGGTAGCTCAGTAGATGAACTCCTACAGGCCTCCAAGTAACTAACTAGCTTACTTGGAAACAAGAGGCGAACTAACGCAAGGGATACTCGATCACTAGCCTCCTTGAGGTCTAGTGTCGCATACCTCCCCGACGAAGAGCCCAAGAGGGCTCCGCGTTGGTTCGGACCTTGGTCCGTAAAATGAACATTGAACTTCGTCAGTTCATGTTCCTCTACGCAACGAACAATGGCCCTACCCAATCCTTGCTGAACCCATTGATAATCAACGGGCTCGCAAGATATGAGTCTAGGGCCGCGAGAGTCTTTCGGTACGAGTATAACTCGAGCCGGTAAAGACTCTGTTCCGATCTGGCCAAAGCCAGAATAGGTGTCTCACACATGTCCGCTCGACGCACAGAAATAGGCGTCGAATGGATAGAGGTCTGTGATTCCCGCTGACACATTAGTCCATTGATACTTGGC